CAGATGAACATCACGACGTTCTCGCAGCTCAAGGACGCGCTCGAGGGCGATGAGCCCGATGAGGCGGTCGACCAGGTCTTCGAGGTCGCCGAGACGTCCAGGGCCGAGCAGTCGGCGCTCACGATGGGCACGGCGTTCGCCGGCTTCGCCACCGCCGAGGCTGGCAAGCAGCTGATCGGGAACAAGGCGACCAAGACCTGGATCGTCAACTCGGACAACCCGCGGGCGAGCCACGCCGCGATGGCCGGCGAGACCGTCGGCATCGAAGACGTCTTCTCCAACGGCTTGCCCTACCCGGGCAGCCTGGACGGAACGGCGGACGAGACTGCCGGCTGCCAGTGCTCCCTGCAGATCAACATCCCATCATGACGAGCCCACGAGGAGGGGCGATGCAGACCAAAGACTTCGCTGCGAAGGTGAAGGCCGCTGGCCCTGACGACGGGCTCGACGAGGGCCAGTTCAAGGCGATCGTGAGCGTGTTCGGCAACACCGACTCGGTCGGTGATGTCGTCATGCCAGGCGCCTTCGAGAAGGACCTGGAGCGCTGGGCTGAGTCCGGCGACGCGATGCCGGTGATCTGGGCCCACGACTGGGCCGACCCGTTCTCGCATATCGGGCAGGTCGTCAAGGCCGATGAGGTCGAGGCCGGCCTGCAGGTCGTCGCCCAGCTGGACCTGGACAACCCGAAGGCTCAGCAGGTCTACCGGTTGCTCAAGGGTCGCCGAGTGACGCAGTTCAGCTTCGCGTACGATGTGCTCGACGCCGGCTGGGGCGAGAAGGACGGCCAGGAGGTCTATGAGCTCCGCGAGCTGAAGGTCCACGAGGTGGGTCCCTGCCTGGTCGGCGCGAACCAGGAGACTGAGCTTCTTGCGGTCAAGGCCGCGCGCCTTGCTTCCGGCGCGAAGGCCGGCCGGGTATTGTCCAAGACGAACTACGAGCGGCTGGTCGAGGCCCGTGACGCTATCAGCGCGGTCCTCGAGGCAGCCGAAGAGACTTCCGAGGCATCCGCCCCGGAGAAGACCGACGAGCCGAGCCAGACAGGCGAGGTCGCCGAGCTCGACGAGGAGCCCACGCACGACGGTGCGCCGGCCAAGTCGAGCGACGCCGCCAAGTCCGTCGCGCGACGAGCTCTGGCGGTCGCCCGAATCACCAACCTCTCCTGAAAGGAGAACACCATGGGACTGCGTGAGCAGGCCGCCCAGCTGAAGGCGGACATGCAGGCCGTCGTGGACAGGGCGAAGGCCGAGAGCCGCGACCTGACCGACGACGAGGCCGCTGACATCGAGGCCAAGGCCTCTGAGTACGAGGCACTGGTCGAGCGTGCCGAGAAGGCGGAGAAGGCCCAGCGCGTGGTCGCTGACCTCGCCTCCGCGCCTGCCGAGGCGCCCGAGCCCGAAGCGGTCAAGGGCCGCACCGTGGCCGAGCGGTTCGTCAAGTCCGACCCCTTCGAGCGCTTCCGCAAGGCTAACCCGCGCGGCGTGACTGCCGGCACTCCTGTCGACATCCAGGTGCGGGGCGTAGGCTCCGTGAAGGACCTGGGGATCGGCAAGAAGGAGCTCACCACCGAGACCGGCCAGTGGGTCGGCCACGGACGTGAGCCTGGCTACCGCAACGACCTCCCGGTCGACGAGCCGCTGACCTTCCTGGACCTGATCACCGTCGGCACCACCGACGTGGCGTTCAGCGAGTACGCGCGCATCGTCGCCGAGACCGACAACGCGGCCATCGTGGCCGAGGGCGAGCTCAAGCCGCTGTCGGAGATCGAGACCGGTGACGGTGAGTCGCGGGCGTACACCTACGCCGACGGCTTCGTCGTGACCAACCAGACGCTGGCCGACGACGGCGCGCTCGTCACCTTCATGGAGAGCCGCATCCGTCGGCACGTCCGGGGCGTCATCGAGGACAAGATTCTCAACGGCACCGGCACGGGTGAGCCCGAGGGTATCCTCCACACCACGGGGACCCTCGCGCAGGCCTTCGACGAGGACGTGGTCACCACGATCGCTCGGGCTCTGGAGCTCTTCGACGAGCACAACGGGAACACCTCGGTGCAGGCCATCGTGATGAACCCGCGCGACGTCTGGAACCTCCGCCTCCTCAAGGACACCAACGGCAACCCGCTGCTCGGCAACCCGCTGCAGCAGGGCGTCACCCCGACCCCGTTCGGCGTGCCGCTGGTGTCCTCGACCCGGATCACCCAGGGCCAGTCGCTCATCGGCCGCTTCGACTCCATGAACTACCTGGAGCTGGAGCCGCTCAACGTGCTGGCGTTCAACCAGCACGAGGACTTCGCGCGCCGCAACAAGGTGTACGTGCGCGCCGAGTCCCGCGGCCGCCAGGTGTTCTACGCGCCGCGTGAGGTCGTCGTGGCCTCGCTCGCTCCGGCAGGTGGCGGCGACTGATGGCTGGCATCAAGATGGTGACGGTCGGCAACGTCCGCTACCGTCCCGAGGACGCGCCGAAGCGCGCGCAGGCCGATGACGGCGGCGAGGTGCAGCACAAGGCCCGCAAGCCCGCTGCCGCCGCCAAGTCGGCTGGCAAGAAGCAGGACAAGTAGGAGGGAGGGCGCGCCATGGAAGACTACGAGCCGCTGGTGAAGCCAGAGGACCTGACGGGCTTCCCTGGCGCGCCCTTCTCCGAATCAGCTGTCAACGCGGCCGCCATGTCGGTCCGCACTGAGACCGGCTGGCACATCGCGCCGCAGGTGACCGAGACGCTTGAGGTCGAGACCGGATGCTCACGCGTCGCGCTGCTCGACACCATGCACGTCGTCGAGGTCATCGCGGTGCGAGACGCCGACAACGGGCGCGAGCTCACCGACTGGCGCTTCAGCCGGGCCGGCACGCTCGCGCGCAAGGCCGGCGTCTGGCCCGAGGTCATCGAGGTCGAGCTCACGCACGGCTACGAGAAGTGCCCCGAGGACCTTCTGCCGATCATCGCCGAGCGCTCACAGCGCAGCAAGTGGGGCATGGTCGCGCAGGAGAACATCGGCGCCCGCTCGGTCTCCCTGCGGCAGAACTACGACCCGACGAGCACTCAGGTGCTCGCTCGCTACTCACTCCCGCCGAGGCCCTGATGCTGTTCACCGAGACGGTCATCCTCCACGTGCCCGGAGGCCCGACGGGTGAATACGACGACCTGGGCAACGAGATCATCGCCCCTGACCACGACGTTGCCTCGCCTGCCTGGTACGAGCAGAGGACGTCTACGGAGGCTCTGGACGCGCGAGAGCAGCGCGTCTGGGGTTATTGGCTGTATGTCCCTCTGGACGCGCCTCTGGACGACGGGGTGGATGTGACGCTGCCGATCGACGGCAAGCGCTATCGCGTCGTGGGTGAGCCTGGCAGGCAGCCCGGCGGATTCATCGTCGACGGCTTCATCCTGGCCGCGATCGAGAGGTACGCAGGCTGATGGTGCGTAAGATCGAGATCAGCCGCGACTTCGTTCGGGCGGCGGCCCGGCACGAGGCCGTGACGAGGCAGCTCCGCGTCATCGGCGACCGGGTCAAGAACCGCGCTCAGAGCATCGCTGCGTCCGAGGGAGTCGAGATGGACTTCTGGATCGAGGAAGGCGAGCGTCCCGGCTGGCGGCCTCAGGTCGTTGTCTACGGCGACAACCCCGAGCAGGAGTTCGGCTCCTCGCGAGCTGAGCGGCGCCGCATCCTGGGACGGGCAGGTGAGGAGGGCTGATGAGCTGGCCGATGCTAGAGAAGATCGTCGTCGCCGCGCTCAACGCCGACCTCAAGCAGGGCCGAGCCGGCACCAAGCTGCCGAAGAACGTCGAGACGCTGGACGGCTTCGTCCGGGTCACGCGAGGACCCGGAAGCGATGACGGCATCACCGATGAGCCGTTGGTCGACCTGGAGGCGTTCCACGCTGACCAGGAGACCGCTTGGGACATCGCGGCCGACGCTCGCCGGATCGTCCACGCGATGAAGGGCCGCATAGTGGCCGGCCACCTGATCGACGCAGCTAACTCAGCGACCACCCCCAACTATGTCTTCTACGGCCCTCACGTCGAGCGCTACGTCGCGTCGTACCGCGTCGAGTACAGGCGCTGACCCCATGATTCCCACCCCTATCCGGCCCCGAACTTTCGGGGCCTTCAACCAGGCCCCAGCATAGAAAGGAAGGGCGACATGGCTACGTTCAACGAGGTCAAGGGACACAACCGCGACCTGATCCGCAAGACGCTTGAGATGAGCGTCTTCATCAAGGTTCACGAGGACGACGACGAGGAGATCACTCAGGTCTGGGATGGGACCGGGCTGGTCGTGCCCGCGGGCTACAACCCGGTCGGTCTCGTGACCAAGTCCGACGGTGCGTCCTGGACGCGTGAGCAGACCACGAGCGACACCGAGTCGATGGGTTACGCCGAGCCTACGCGGCGCGACATCACCAGCGACATCAACGGTCTCTCCTTCATCATGCAGGAGTCGAAGCGGCTGCCGCTGGAGCTGTACCACGGCGTGGACCTCGCTGGCGTCACCGTGGACACAGAGGGCAACTTCTACTTCGACCGACCGAGCCGGCCGAGTGTGCGCCGGTACCGTGTGCTCGCGATCGGCAAGGATGGCGACGGTCCCGACGCGATCTACCTCGCCCGCTGGCTGCCCAACGCGCAGGTCACGGAGAACGGCGAGCAGGCCTGGGTCGAGGAGACCGAGATCCAGTACCCGGCGACCCTGACCGCCTTCACCGATGACGAGTTCGGGACCAGCTTCCGCGAGATCTGGGGCGGTCCGGGGCTCGACGCCGAGGCGATGGGCATCGGCGCCTGATGACGGGCGGCCCCGGCGGAAGTTCCTATGGGGTGGGCCTGCCGGGGCCGCCTGCTCAAAGCCCACCTCGACGACGAACCTCGACACAGGAGACGATCATGGCGAAGCAGACCGAGGCGCCCAAGGCGCAGAAGCCCGAGGCCCCCAAGGCCAAGGAGACCATCACGCTGGTCGGGCGCGACGGCAAGGAGTACAAGACCACCGACCGGACCGAGGCCGTGAACCTTCGCGCTCGCGGCTACCGCATCAAGAAGTAACCGACCCCACAGAAAGGCCCACCCCAAATGGCTAAGCAGTTCAAGACCTGGGACCAGTACACCGAGGAGGCCTCGCTCGCGCCCTTCGAGCTGCCGGTCTCCGAGGAGGAGACGCTGGTCTTCGAAGCGCCCGACGGCAACGCGCTGATCCGCATCCACCAGGGACTGCGGATGGGTGACCTGGAGCTGATCCTCCGGTCGCTCGTCGGCGATGACTGGCCTCGAGTCGAGGAGCTGCTCGGCAAGGCGTCTCACAAGGCGCTGCCGGCACTCGTCGAGGATATGCTCGACCACTTCGACCTGTACGAGAAGGTGACCCTTATCGGACCAGGCGGAGGCAAGGTCACCAAGAAGCGGCCGCGTGAGATCAGGGCCCTCCTCGCGCAGGGATACCGCGCCGTGGGGGAAGCTCCAGCCTCCTCCGACTGATCAACCTGGTTGATAAGTACGGGGAGGCGATCGAGGCAGACCTGCACGCCGAGTACGGCCTGGATCTCCTGGACTTCTTCCGGCGCAAGCACGCCTGGGCGAAGCTGGAGCGTCTGATCGACCGGCTGCTGAAGCTGCCGCAGACACAACTGCAGATCGCGCTGGCGAACGACGACGAAGCCGCAGAACGGTACCTAGAAAGCACCGAGAAGCGCCTGGGGGTAGGAGAGGGTGCCGGAGCGTCTAGAAAACCGCCTCTGGAGACCTGGTCACCCGAGGTGCAGCACCTGGCGATCGTCGCTGACCGCCTGAGTGAGGTAGTGGCCGCGATCATCTCTACGGTGCCTGGGCAGAAGCCACCCAAGGTGAAGCCTCTGCCCAGGCCGGAGACCGCGATCGACAGGGCTCGACGCCGCCGCGCCTGGCGCAGGCACGACGAGCTCGTCGCCGAGGTCGAGGAAGCGCAGCGGCGCCGGGCCGCGAAGCACAAGACATAACAAGTGTTACAAGGAGGTGCTCGTCGATGGCGCAGGCTGCAGATGCCGTCTGGCTCTCCGTCCTCCCGGACATGTCAGGCTTCGGCAAGGGGATCATCAAGGGCGCGGGTCCTGAGGCCGACAAGTCCGGCAAGCTCGTCGGAGGTCGGTTCGGGAAGGCCGTGCTCGCGGGCACAGCAGTCATCGCCGGCGGCGCCGTCCTCGCCGGCAAGGCGCTGTACGGCATCGGCTCCGCGTTCGACGACGTCCGCGACAACCTCCGAGCAGGCACCGGCGCCACTGGCGCAGACCTTGACGCGTTCGTTGAGAACGTCAAAAACGTAGGCCGAGTTGTGCCCGCGGAGTTCGGCGAGATCGGCGACGTCGTCGGTGACCTGAACACGCGCCTCGACCTGACCGGGCCGACCCTCGAGCAGATGACCGAGCAGATCTTGAACCTCGGCCGCGTGATGGGCGAGGAGGTCGACGTCGAGAGCATGTCGCACGCCTTCCGGCAGTTCAACGTCGAGACCGACGACATGTCCGACTCGCTTGACCTGGCCTACAACGTCTCGCAGACCACCGGCATCGGCGTCAACCAGCTCATGAGCGACCTGCAGCGCGCCGCGCCTGCGGCCGCCAACCTCGGCCTGTCGTTCGACGAGGCTGCGGTCATGACTGGTAACCTCCACAAGGCCGGTATGGACGCCGGCCGGATGATGGAGCGGATGACGCGCAACCTCGGCACCGTCGCCAAGGCCGGCGAGTCGCCCCGAGAGACCTTCGACCGTGTCACGCAGGAGATCGGCGCGATGGTCGAGGCCGGCGACGAGGCCGGAGCGATGGAGCTCGCGAAGAGCGCCTGGGGCTCCAGGGCGGGC